CGAAATTATAAAACCTTTGTTTGGTTGGAAAAATAAAGATGGCACACGAAGATACAGAACAGCATTTATTTTTTTACCACGTAAAAATGGTAAATCAACATTAGGTGCATCAATTATATTAACTTTATTATACATGTCAGAAGATTATGGACATGAGTTTTATAGTTGTGCTAATTCTAGGGAACAAAGCAAAATAGTTTTTGATTGTGCTAAACAAATGATTGAAAACAATAAAAAATTAAACAAATTTGTTGAAATATATAAAAATAGTATTGTTTACAATGCAAAAGGTTCTTTTTATAAACCATTGTCAAAAGAAACAGGTACAATACATGGTTTAAATACATCAGCGTTTATATATGACGAATTACATAGTGCAAAAGGAACTGACGAAAATTTATGGGATGTTGTCCACACATCAACAGGAAGTCGGAAACAACCTTTGTCAATTGCAATAACTACATCAGGATATGACAAAGAAACAATTTGTTATAAAATGTATGATTATGCAAAAAAAGTAAAAGAAGGTGTTATTAAAGATGATCAATTTTTATCAGTAATTTATGAAGCAAATGAAGATGATGACATTACATGTGAAAAAACCTGGAAAAAAGCAAATCCAAGTTATGGTGTAACGTTAAAAAAAGATTATATAAAAAGAGAATCTGAAAAAGCATCAAAATTGCCAAGTGCTTTAAATACTTTTAAAAGGTTACATTTAAATATTTGGACAGGTTCAGACATTGCATTTATACCTGATGTCGAATTAAGAAAATGTAATGGTGTTTATGATGATAGTAAACTAATAGGACAAAAGTGCTGGGGTGGTTTAGACTTATCATCAACACGTGATTTGTCATCATTTGTATTACATTTTTATATTGATGAAATGATAATTGTAAAACATTGGACTTTTTTACCTGAGGAAAAAATGAATAATAAAGCGTCTGAAAATGATGGTGTAAATTATATTGATTTTGAGGAAAATTTATATGTTACAAGTGGCAATGTTATTGATCATAGATTTATCGAAAATAAAATTGTTGAGTTATCTAACAAATATAATATTCAATCAGTTGCATTTGATAGATGGATGGCAACACCAACAGTTTTGAATTTACAAGAAAAAGGAATAAACATGTCTGCATTTGGTATGGGTTTTAAAAGTTTATCACCATCAACAAAAGAACTTGAAACTAAAATAATGAAAAAAGAATTTATATATAATAATTGTAAATTATTAAGATGGCAATTTAGTAATATTCATATTTTAACAGATAATAACGGATCAATAAAACCGACTAAACAAAAATCAACAGGTAAAATAGACACTGTAATGGCTTTAATTATGTCAGTTGGTGAAAGAATATTTAGCGAAGAAGAAGTTGAAAGCAAATATAAAAGAGATAATAAAGGATTTTTTATTATTTAAGTTAACAGGATGCTATAAAGCATCCCATTAACCAAGAAGAAACCAAAACAAACGTTGCAAATATACAAAATATTTTTCTTATATTTGTATAAATTTTCTTTTATGGGTCTATTGGACAGAATATTTGGGCGTAAAGCTCAAAAACGTAGTTTTGTAGATTATGCAATGAATTCGGTTGCAACATCACAAGTTGTTGTGACACCTGAAACAGCATTAACTTTTTCGGCTGTTTATGGCTCTGTTCGTGTCATTGCAGAAACAATTGCACAATTACCATTAAATTATTATATAAAAACAGATGATGGGCGACAAATTTATGTGGATTCTCCATTACAAGTTTTAGTAAATAATGAACCAAACACTTATCAAACAAAATATGTATTTTTTGAAACTTTAATTAATACATTAATTTTATATGGTAATGCATACGCATATATCGAAAGGGATAACAAAGGCAATCCGATTTCTTTATATTGTTTACATCCTGATGACATTAGAGTAAGAATGATTGATGGTTCTTTAATTTACACACATAAAAAAGCAAATTATGATCAATCACAAATAATTCATATTCCTGATATGACATTAGATGGTTACACTGGCATAAGTCGTATCACACAAGCAAGGGACAATATTGCACTTGGAATTTCGGCACAAAATTATGGTAAAAATTTATATGAATCTAATTGTCGTGTAACTGGTGTTTTAAAACATCCAGGAACATTAGGTCCAGACGCAATAAAAACATTGTCTGATCAATGGCACAGAGCTTATCACACAGGGTACAATGGGCAGTTTAAAACAGCAATACTAGAGGAAAACATGGACTTTAAAAGCATACAATTAAATCCATTAGACAGTGCTTATTTATCATCACGTGAATTTTCTATTCAAGAAATATCACGTATTATGCGTGTGCCACCATACAAACTTGCTGAATTATCACGTGCTACATTTTCAAATATAGAACATCAAAGTCAAGAATTTTTAAGTGATTGCATTATACCATTGTTGACTAAAATTGAACAAGAATTTAATAAAAAATTAATATTTGAAAATCAAAAAGGTAAAACATATTTTGAACACAATGTGAATGCTTTTTTACGTGGTGATGCTAATAGTCGTGCTGATTATTATAGTAAATTATTTAATCTTGGTGTTTTGTCAAGAAATGAAATTAGATTAAAAGAAAATATGAATAAAATTAAAGATGGTGGTGATGAATACTTTGTACCTTTGAATATGCTTAATATTAAAGAAGATGGCACTAGCTGATATAAATTTAACACCAACAAAAGCAATGGTGAAAGAGGCACAAAATGGGCTTAAATTGAGAAAAGAATATAAAAGAGGTGGAACAAATGTTGGTGTAAACACTGCAAACAAAATAATTAATAATGAATTGACAATATCATTAGTAAAAAAAATGTATGCATACCACGAAAGACATGAAGTTGATTCACAAGCAAAAGGATATAGAAAAGGTGAAGAAGGTTATCCAAGTGCTGGTTTAATTGCTTCGAAGTTATGGGGACATGATGCTGGACAAAAATGGTCAACAAGAAAAAGAAACGAAATAATCAAAGAGGAACAAAGAAGTTTAAAAAATAATCCAATAATTATTAAAATGGAAAAAGAAATAAAAAATATAAAAAAAGAAATAAGAATTTTTGATTGTATGGAACTAAAAGCGTTTCAACAAGATGATGCAACAGTTTTAAGAGGATATGCGTCTGTTTTCAATTCACTTTCTCATGATCTGGGGGGATATAGAGAAATTATCAATGAAAGGTCTTTTGATAATGTAATTGACAAAGACAACGTTTTTGCTCTGTACAATCACAATACAGATCAAGTTTTAGCGTCAACAGAAAGTAAAACACTAAAATTAAAAATAGACAAAAGAGGTTTACAAACTGAAATTAAATTACCTGATACGCAACTTGGTAGAGATTTATCACATTTAGTTGGTAAAAACATTTTAAATCAAATGTCATTTGGTTTTACTATAAAAAAAGATTCGTGGCAAAATAAAGATGGCGAATATATTAGAACAGTTGACGAAATAGACAGATTATTTGAAATCTCAATTGTCCCAATGGGTGCTTATCCACAAACAGAAATTGGTAAACGATCATTAGAACAATATAAAAAGACAGAACAAACTAAAATAAACATATATAAAAACAAATTAACAATTTTAAAATTAAAATAATGCATAAAAAAACAATTAAGACATTACAAGAACAAAGATCAAGTTTTGTCGACGAATTATCTGCAATGGTAGATATATCAGAGAAAGAAAATAGAAATTTAACAGAAAAAGAACAAGCTACATTTGATGAAACTAGCGTAAAAATTGAAGATTTAGACGCAAGAATCAAAAGACTAGAAAGAACACACGAAATTAAGCACAATTTATCAACTGAAACACCAGTTATTCATGGTGTACAAGATGTTGCAAAAACTGACAAAGATTTAAAAAAATATAGAATAGCTGATGCATGTAGATCAGCAATGAACAACAGCGTTGAAGGTATTGTAAAAGAAATGCATCAAGAAGCTGTTTTGGAAGGTGAAGGACGTATTTTTAGAGGTGTTGGCGTACCAGCTATTGCACTAGAAAAAAGAGTTGCATTTGAGGGTGCATCAAGTGGTCT